CATGGCCGAAGTTGGAGGAGCGATTGCAGAAACCCTAGCTCCGTTTCTCCAACAACTTGTTCCGCTTTTAAAAAGTGTTGCGGAATGGTTCTTGAATCTTCCGGAACCTGTGCGGGAGTTCATTCTGGTTGTGGGTGGACTGGTGACTGTTGCGGGTATTCTCTTACCCATTATTGTAGCCTTACAAGCTGCAGCTTTAGCTCTTGGGACGACGATTGGAGGGATGTTAGCTGCGGCTGCTCCGATTGTAGGGATTGTACTTGCGGTGATAGCGGCTGTTGCTTTATTGGTCATTGGTATTAAGGAACTATGGGAACATAATGAAGCTTTCAGAACGGCTGTTACTGAAGCTTGGAATGCTATCTATTCAGCTATTTCTTTCATCGTTCAACAAGTCGTAGACTTTGTGATGGAAATTTGGGGAATCTTGGTTTCTTGGTGGCAGGAAAATCACCAGTTGATTCAAGATACTGCAACGACAGTCTGGAATGCCATTTCGACGGTAATCACCACCATTATGGATTTAATTGGGCCTTATCTAACAGCCGTTTGGGAGAATATAAAGCTCGTTGTCACAACAGCCTGGGATATTATCAAGACGATAATAGAAACAGTCCTAAATATTATTCTTAGCATTATCACATTGGTCATGCAGGTAATTACTGGGGATTGGTCTGGTGCCTGGGAAACCATTAAGCAAATTGTATCTACCGTATGGGAAGGGATTCAGTCCATCATTGGCACCATTCTTAATGCCATCTGGCAATTTATAGTGAATAGCTGGAACGGTATCAGAGATAGTGTTTCAAATATTCTATCAGCCCTTTCTTCTTTATTTTCATCCATTTGGAATGCCATTCAATCCACGGTGACAGGGATTGTTCAGGGGATTGCAAGCACACTATCTAATATCTGGAATGGTATCTTGCAGACCATATCAAATATCCTAAACAACATCTTCTCAACTGTTCGAAATATTTGGGATGGAATTAAAAATGCCATTTCTGGAGCGATTGATGGGGCTAAAAATGCCGTATCCTCTGCCATCAATGCCATAAAGAGTCTCTTTAATTTTCATATCTCTTGGCCGCATATTCCTTTGCCACACTTTAGTGTCAGTGGGTCGGCCAATCCGCTTGATTGGCTAAAAGGGGATATTCCACGGATTGGGATTGAATGGTATGCCAAGGGTGGGATTTTAACCAAGCCAACCATCTTTGGCCTAAATGGTACGAATCTCTTAGTAGGAGGGGAGGCAGGCAGAGAGGCGGTTCTTCCCTTAAACAGAGAAACATTGAGTCAGATTGGTCGTGGAATTGCTTCTACCTTGGATGCTCTGCCGCAGATTACCATTACGATTTCAGATGTTGTGATCAGAGAAGAAGCGGATTTAGAACGCTTGGCAGAACATGTAGCAGGAAGATTGGCAGATGAACTCACTAGGCAAAAACAACTGAAAGGATTGGGAATATGATTCGACACAATGAGTTGGTGATTGATGGGGTGCATACTTCCTCTTTCCCTTTTAAGGTGATTGTAGAAAACAGTCCACCGATTGTCATGAAAAGCAGCAAGACTCAGCTCCTTGAGCATAGAGGGATCAGTGGTGCCGTCATGGAAACCAACAAGCATCGCAATGTGATGGAGTTGACATTTAAGATTTATGTGGTCAAGCCAAGTGAAGAAGAACTTTTTCAGTTTTTGACTCTCTTTTCTAAAGAACAGTTTTGGCTGGAGAGCGAGCAGTTGAAAACAGTCCAACTCTGGTGCTATAAGGTCCTTGTTTCAAAAGTTATAAAGGACAAGCATGAGGTTTATGAGATGGAAGCGACATTCCAATGCCATCCCACAAAGTTCTTTAAAGATACAGATAGTCAGTCGTTCACTCAAAATGGTGCTCTGCGAACGAAGGGGTCGGCTTTGGCTTTTCCCAAATTGACAATAGTTGGAAACACCTCAACTGAAACCAGTTTTACGATTGGCAGTCAGGTTATTCGTTTGGAGAAAATAGAGTCTGGTGAAACACTGGTGATGGATAACAACCCTGACAAACCAAGTTTTAGAACCTTATCGGGAAAAAGCATCAAGTGGTCTGGTGACTTTTTAACGATTGACCCTTCAAAAGATACAACAGTGGGAGTCGTATTGGAAACTGGGATTCAGTCCATTCGTTTTGAGATTGTCTGGGGGTGGGCTTAATGCTTTATTTATTGGATAAGGAAGTACAGACCGTTAAATGGAACGGTATCCCCCTTTATGAAGCAGTATCTGCTAGGGTAAAGGAAACGTTGAATGGAGATTTTACCTTAACCCTCAAGTATCCCATCACGGACAGCCATCTTTATCGGCTATTGAAAGTAGATAAACTCATTAAGGCTCCTGTCCCTGAATTAGGAGAACAGCTTTTTCGTATTAAGAAACCAGTTGAAATGGATGACCATGTGGAGGTTCTGTGTTACCACATTACGGATGATGTCATGCAGCATTCCATCAAGCCAATTGGCAATTCTCAAGTAGGTTGTATGACGGCCTTGTCTAGCATGGTCCAGGCGGCTAAGACAAGTCTTGAGCCTTTTTCTTTCACAAGTGATATTACCAAACACAGGGATTTTAACACGGCTGATACAACTACGCTTTATAACGTCCTGTTAGATGGTGCTCATTCTATTGTCGGAACTTGGGAAGGAGAGCTTATTCGAGATAATTTCTCATTCTCCATTCAAGAGCACAGAGGAGAGAATCGTGGTGTCATTGTTACGACTCATCAAAACCTGAAATCATACAAACGGAATAGAAGTTCGCAAACTGTAGTGACACGTATCCATGTTCATTCGACCTTTAAACCAGACGGAGCTAAAGAAGAGAAGACGTTAACCGTGACTGTTGATAGTCCTTTGCTTGATGCTTATCCCTATATCAACGAAAAAGAATTCACGAATAACAATCTTAAAACCCTTGAGGAATTGCAAAAATGGGGTGAGAGTAAATTCTATCATGATAAGATTGACCGAGAGCAAGATGCAATTGTGATAGAAGCCTATGAGCTAGATGGTCAAACGGTTCATTTAGCTGACTGGATTACTCTAAAGAGCAGAAAACACCATGTAGATGTCATCAAACAAGCAGTATCTTATGAATATGATGCGCTGACTAAAGAATATATCTCATTGACCTTTGATGATGCTGCAAAAGTAAGTAGCCATGGGAGCTCTTCAAATATAACTGCTACAGCACATTCCATTTTGAATCTTGTTAAAGTCAGTCAAGAGTTGATGATTGAACGAGCCTTAGAAAATGCCAATCGAGCCTTTGATGCAGCTTTTGAGAAGCAAGAGAGTATTGTATTAGATGGCATTGAAAAGGCAAAAGCAAAGGCAGAGGAAATTGCAGCTCAGACTCGTGAACAGATTCAGAGTTCGTTTACTGCTTTTACGAAAACGACAGAATCCACGCTTCAAGCGATTTCCCAAAAGTCAGAAGAAGCCTTGGGGAAGGTAGGAGCCACTCAGCAAGCTCTGAACAAAGTCCAAGAAGTAACGAATCGAACAATAGCAGAGTTGAAAGTTTTTCAAACAGAAACTCTTCAGAAAATGGGCACTTTTGTCAGTAAGACAGAAGTCAAGCAAACTCTATCCGGTCTTGAAACAACTCTCCAACAGGTTCAGGGGTATGTTTCAAAAGATAGTGAACGACGGGAACGACTGGAGCAGTATGTACGGACGGAAACAGCCAATCAGGCCAGAACTGTCCGAGAACAAGTAGCCAAGGACTATGTCGCAAAAGCCTCCTATTCAGAAGATGTGAAAGGCTTAAATCGTCGCTTTGAGAGTTTGCAAATTGGTGGGCGCAACTACATCCGTCATTATGATTTTGATGGTCTGTTGCCCCTCTCGTCTAATGTATCAGAATGGAAGTTTGAACGGGCACCGGATACGAATGCCAAAAGTGGATACTATCTCAAAGCTACTTGTACCAAAGCAGGAAATGGTGGCTTTCATAAGCCCATTTTTGATTTAAGGGGAGCTGAATGGCAAGGAAAGAAAATGGTCTATGCAGCTGATATGAAAGCGAGTCGGTCGGTAGTTGTTCGGTTTGGTTTTGAGACAGGTGGTGTTTCGACCGTGACACTTCAAACTGAATGGCATCGGTTTGTTCACCCTTTTACCGTGAAGTTTGAGAGATTTTGGTCCTGGGTATGTTATTCAAATGGCTGGCTTGTTGGCGATGTTCTTTATATTCGGGATCCACAATTGGAAGATGGGACAATTGCGACGACACCGAGTCCAGCTCCAGAGGATGACCGGCAGT